AAAGCCTAAAAAAAAAAGTCCGTTAAATAACGCATATGAAAATCCTGAGTATTTTGTTCCTACTAAAAGTTCGTATGGACAAGATATGGATAACTTTTTTAATACTGTAAGTTCGGCTTATGAAGATAGAAAAAGATATGGCAAAGGTTTAAAAGGTATGAAAGGTGATCCTTTTGCTGATATGACTAAAGATGAAGCAAAAGATTTCTTTATAAAAAAATATGGATAATAAAAAATAAAAATCATGATAATTAACACAAGTTCGTATACTAATGCAATCCCGGTAGCATTAAATGACAATATTAATATTCCGGGACCAAAAGTAAGAGCATCAGGTACAACAACAAGTTTGACTAATAACAAACTAGTTGATACTAACGCAAGCTTTGTACAAGTTATAGACGCTAAAGGTAATGTAACAAATCAAGGCGTACAAAGAGGGCAAATAGTATATAATATGGCTGCTATGAATACTACGGCTTGGTTAGGACCTGAAGCTGCAGAAATATTAGATATAGAAGATGATAATACTTTATTATTATCTGCAAATATATTTCCTGTAACAGGAGCACCATCAACAACTCAACAGTATAAAATATACGATGCTAATAAGGCGAACCCAAAAGGTGCGATTATTATGGTTGGTGATAATATAGCAGGTAATAACACTAAAAGTGATGTGTTTGTAAAAACACTTGACGGTGAAGATGTTTTAGTACAAGGAGTTGCTCCAGGTGAAACATTAGATTTAATAGTACAAAGAGTAATGGTAGGTTCAGCTGCAACGTCAGGAGCACCTAGCACGTTAACAACAGCTGAAAAAATAACAGCATTTATATAAACAATTTAAAAAAACAATTATGCATCCAATACACAAACATATGAGCTCTAGAATGGGAGGTCGTAAAGCAGATGAAAGGTATGACGCAAAAGAAGCTTACAATAAAGATTTAAGCGGTAAAGCGAGATTACATTATCTTGAAAACGATATACATGACAAAGGTATGTCAATGAAATCACCTATGGATATGAAGTCACCTATGGATATGGGACATAAGTCTCCAGCTGACATGAAATCTCCTATGCAAGTAGGACCAGGCGCTAAATCAGCAAAGAAAAAACAATATTCTTTTGGTGAAAAATTATCAGGTACAGCTAAAAATATAGGTAACTATATGGCGGCTGGTGCTTCTAAAGTTTTAAACGCAGGTTCAGGATATTCAAAAGGCGGAGGTTCACAGCCAATGGATAGAGGAGGAATTGCGGCACAAGCTAAGCATAACCAAGATAGAGCTAGAGGTTTTCAAGAGTCTCATTTAGCTTCCGCTAGAAAAAGAAGAAAAGAAGGTTCAGCATTTTTTATGGAATCAGAAGGTCAAGAAAAGAAAGATTTAATGAAGTATAATCCTATTGATGATAGAGCTGGTTCACCGATGTCTAAAAAAGAGAAATTGCCTCTTGGTATGAATAAAGAACAGTTAGGAAGATCAATTAGAACAGCTGAAGGTAAAGAAACTAAAAGAGACAAAAGAAGAAACAAAAGAGATACTAAAAGGACTATGCGCCATGTTAGAAAACACGGTAGTGGATTAATTATGGATAATACTAAAAAAAAAACTAGTCCAGTAAATATGGCTTCTCCAATGTATGACAAGGGTCATGAAGGAGATCAAGATGGACATGTACACCCTAGAACACAAGGTGAAGTTGATGTAATGAATAAACATGGTCAAGCTTTGAACAAGTTTATTGGTAAAGTTAACAAGTTTGGTAATATGTCTGAGTCTCAAATGAGTAGAGTTAATGATAAAATTAATTCTTTACAAGGTCAATATAATAAAACTAGAGATTCTATTGGTAATGTTCATAAACAATTTGATTTAAAAAGAGATCAAGAGTTTGAAAATCTATTTGGAGACGGAAAATAAAAATATGGCTTTTAAATTAAACCCTCCGTTTAACACAAAGCAGTCACCTATATATGTAAGAGATCTTGAAGAAGGTGTGATGGGTAAAGGAAATAAAAATGGTACTATTTTAATTTCTGATAAAGTTGACCCATCAAATCAACAACAAGTAATTGATCATGAAGAAATTCATGTTGATCAAGTTAAAAGAGGTGATCTAGATTATGACGATGATAACGTTTACTGGAAAGGTAAAGTTTATCCGCGTGCTACTATGGACGAGGGTGCTAAAAATTTACCTTGGGAAGCTGAAGCATATAGAAAATCATGAGTAAAAAGAAATTTAAAGATACAACCGTTGGACAATTATTGTTTGGCGCAGCGTCTGTAATAAATCCTACATTAGGAAATGTATTACAAGGTGTAACATCGCCAAAAGAAGCAATTGAAGCTATAACAAAAGCTGATGCTCCGGCAGAAGATAAAGTAAAATTACAACAAATAATCTACGAACAACAAACAAAAGAGATTGAGGCTATTACATCAAGGTGGCAAGCAGACTCTATGTCAGACTCTTGGATGTCTAAAAACGTGCGTCCATTAGTTTTAGTGTGGTGTATTGTTGTATTTTCTTTTGCGGGTATATTAGATAGTGTTGAAACAATACCGTTTCATATAAACGAATTATGGAACGATACTTTTGAGAAGGTCATGATGGCGGTTGTCTTAGCCTATTTCGGCGGACGTACGACAGAAAAGGCGAGTAATATATTTAAAAAGTAAAACTTTATATTAACAAGTAACTATAGAAATAGTAATAACAATTAAAATTTAATAAAATGAAAAGTGGAAAAATTAAAGAATTAGAATTAAAAAATGTTAACGACCAGAACACGGCTTTACAAAAAGCAGTTTTTGATATGGGTGCGTTAGAAATTGAAAAAGCTCAAGTAATGCAAAGATATGAGTCTGCATTAGAAGTTTTGGAAGAAACAAAAAAAGAGCTTGAAGCTAAATATGGAGCGGTTAACATTAATTTAAAAACAGGTGTTTGGGAAGAAATCGTAAAAGAAGATGAGGCTGTAGTTCCAGAAGTAGTTGAAGATGAAGAAGACTGCGGATGTGAAGAGAAGAAAGAAGATTGCGAAGACTGCGAAGATAAAGAATAATGACTTCTATTATAAGAAAAATCAGCATTGGCGCTGATTATAAGAACGATGCTATGCATTATTCTATTGGCCAACAGGTGTATGGTGGTCATATCATAAATAATATAGTATTTGATGAAAAAGATAATTCATATAATATTTATATTAAAAAACAAGAAGAGGTTATGCCGTGGAAAAAATTTAATTCAAACATGGCAATATCTGTTGAATATGATTTAGAATACTAATGAATAGTGTAAGTGATTTTATTATAACACCTACTAACGAAAGATACAACAACAAAATAAGCATAGGCGACAAAACATTAATTGTTAATTCTAACATAGAAGATCACAGAATGGTTAGTCGTCATGCTACTGTTGTTTCAGTGCCTTTAGCATATAAGTTTAATATACAAAAAGGTGATCAAGTAATTATACATCATAATATATTTAGAAGATGGTATGATATAAAAGGTAATCAAAGAAATAGTAGTCAATATTTTAAAGATGATCTTTATTTCTGTAAACCTGATCAAATATATTTACATAAAAAAGGCGAAAAATGGTTGCCATTTATGGATAGATGTTTTGTTATGCCGATAAAAGACAATAATCATTTAAGCACTGATAAAGAGCAAAAATGTGTTGGTATATTAAAAATAGGTAATAATGCGTTAGACGCACACGATATTAACCCAGGAGATCTGATTGGTTACAAACCAGGTCGTGAATGGGAGTTTGTTATTGATGGCAAGCGAATTTATTGTATGAAATCAAATGATATTGTAATTAAATATGAGTACAAAGGAAACGAAGAAGAATATAATCCAAGCTGGGCGAGTAGCAATTAAAGAGTTAATCAAAGTTGCTAAAGAACCTATTATAGATTTTGGACCTGACATTTCCGCAGATAGACTTAAAAATGCTGCAGCTACAAAAAAACTAGCTATATTCGACGCTCTTGAAATACTAAATCGTATTGAGGAAGAACAAAATATGTTAGAAGATAAACCAAAGCAGGAAGTTAAAAAAGATACATCTTTTAAAGGTTTTGCTGAAAGAAGAGCTAAGTAATGTACAAGCAAAGTCTATATAAAATATTAGATAATCATATAAAACCTAAGATTATAAATCGTATGAACCGTTATAAAAAATGGAAATACGGTTATGATAAAGAACATGATGTTATAGTTATAAGCAAAACAGGTGAAATAGGTGAAATATATGAAATACAAAATTTAAAAATAGCTTTACCAAAAGCTAAAAACATACATAGGTTTGAAGATAATAAATGGACTAAGTTTGAATATCCTAAGGCTTTAGCAAGAATAAAAACAGTATTTGACTGGAGACAATATCCAGAAGATTTTAAAACAAAATGGTATGATTACATCGATAATGAATTCACTCGTAGGGAAGAAGGTTTTTGGTTTTATAACAAAGATGTTCCTACTTACATTAGTGGTACTCATTACATGTACTTGCAGTGGTCTAAGATTGACGTCGGGGCACCAGACTTTAGGGAGTCAAATAGATTATTCTTTATTTTCTGGGAAGCTTGTAAGGCAGATACACGATCCTATGGGATGTGTTACCTTAAGAACAGGCGTTCCGGGTTTTCTTTCATGGCCTCAGGAGAGGTGGTTAACTTGGCAACCATATCAAGTGACAGTAGGTATGGTATATTA